AATTTTTTGCTTTGACGTAGAAACATTAGGAAAAGAGTCTAACTCTGTCATACTCTCAATGGCTTGCATCTATTTTAATCCAGATGAAAAGCCCACACCACAACAACTAAGAGACTCAGCATTCTTTTGTAAGTTTGATGCTGGCGATCAAATTAATCGTTTGAATCGCGCAGTCGGAAAAACTACAACCATCTGGTGGAGTAAACAATGTGAGAATGTACGAAAAAAATCATTCCTCACAAATCCAGATATCGATGAAAAGTTTGAAGATGGCTATGAACGTATGCGAAAGTGGGCACAATCAAAGAATGATAGTAAATGTTGGGTCTTTGCTCGCGGCAATCTAGATCAACTTGTTATGGATTCGATTGAAGAGCAACTAGAAATTCAGCCTGTCTTCCCATTCTCGCGTTGGCGTGATGTTCGAACTGCAATCGATTTTTTATATGGAACAACTTCTGGGTATACGAAAGTAAATTACCCAGGCTTTGATCCCCAACTTCATATAACAAAACATAATCCGATTGATGACTGTGTATTCGATATCATGATGTTAATCTATGGAGAAAAACAAAGTGATTGAATTCCTTAATCAACCGATTACTGTTGCAAATGTACTACAGTTTGTTATTTTGTACTTGACTTATCTGTTGTTTGTGCCTATAATTAAAGTATTGTACAACACCTGGAAAGAAATTCGTAATGACACCCGAACTTGATCAAATGCTATGTGAAAACTATCCCGAGATTTTTCGTGATCGCCATGCACCGATGAATCAAACCGCTATGTGCTGGGGTTTTGAGTGTGATGACGGATGGTATAATATTATTGATACACTCTGTTATCAAATTCAACACTATATTAATCAAAGGAATTTTGGTCAAGATACTGCATTAGTACCCCAGGTTGTCGCTGAACAAGTAAAAGAAAAGTATGGGACTTTACGATTCTATGCTATGGGTGGTGATGACTACACAGATGGTTTAATTACCATGGCTGAGGCTATGTCAGCCAAGACTTGTGAAACCTGTGGTAGCCCAGGTAAACTTCGTGGGTATACTTGGTACTATACTTCATGTAATGAACATGCAGATGAGGAACATCGTGATGAAGCCGAAATTACTCCCCCTTTTTGAACGATGCATCGAAGACGGTATAGCATTAGGCTATAACCGTGCGTTCAAGCATAATGATAGCCCATCAAAGGAAGAATTTCAACACGAAATTCATAAAGCTATTATGAATGAAATCTATGAATGGTTTGATTTTGATGAGGTGAAAGAATGAACGAACGAATTCAAGAACTTGCTGAACAGGCTGGGTTTTATGTTGCCATGTTTGATCCAGGAAATAAGGACAATGAAGCAATAGAAAAGTTTGCCGAGTTGATTATTCGGGAATGTGCAGATATTGGTGATAACTATCAGGACATATTAGGAAGTGATCCCGAATGTTTTAATTGCCGCAAAGTGGCATATGGTATTGTAGATAAGATTAAACAACATTTCGGAGTTGAAGAATGAACTATGAAGACCAAGTGATTAAAGCAGCAAAAGATGGATTTAATGATGTTTTTTCATCAATGACTCCCGCAACTGAAAAACTTCTTCGTCTAGTATATCAAGCAGGATATAACGAAGCAAAAAGAGTTATAATCGAAGAACAAATGAAAAGTGTGAAAAATAATGATGAACACAATCAGACTTAATCGCCGTGAATTGAATCGTATTTTAGAACTTCTTAATCTATTCAATGATACAGGCGATTATGGTTATGTGGAATTAATGCAAGAAAGCGATAGTGGTATCGGTTCTGTTTTGACTGCTAAGTTTATTATTGAACACAAAGAAGTGGATGGTGAATTCACTGTAGTGATTACAGATGAAGAACACTGGTAATGAACGAACGAATTCAAGAACTTGCTGAACAGGCTGGTTTCGATTCTGTATCAATGGTACGATTTGGTATTGAGCAAGATTTAGAAAAGTTCGCCGAACTGGTTCTTCAGGATGTTATGAATTTGTTTGGCGATGAACGAATTAGTTTACATTACCTTGAACAACCTTGTTGTGAAGATTCTGTATATTTACTACAATCGAAGATCAAAGAACATTTCGGAGTTGAAGAATGATGTTCGGTTGGGTACCAGATGGTACATATGATTATCAAGACTATAAGACCCGATATGTTATGCGTAATGGCAATCCTGTTACAGTAATTACTATAATGTGGCTTGAGCAAGGTGGTCCCGATGACGTTTCAGATGAATTGCGACAACCATGGGGATCTTTCCCTGATTTCCCTCCTAAACCGGTGAAAAAATGAAACATGATTCTGTTAATGTAGAATCATTAGCAATGACAGCATTGGCTATAATTGGTATTTTATCGATAGTATGTGCTATTGTATATTCTAAACATAAAACGAATCAATGCGTAGAACTCGCCATGCAAATGGAAAGAAGTGCAGATGACATTAAAAAGATTTGTGAATTGAGGTAAAAATGAAAATTATTAAGAAAGAATATCATACTGTTGTCAGTGAGTTTACATATGAACTTGATGATGATGAGATTATCGAACAGTTTGAATCGGTAGAAAACTTCAAAGCACTACTTGATGAAGATGACTGGGATGTAATTGACTTTATCAATCAATCAGATTATGAACGATATGATGATTGGGTAACGGATCGCAAGGGTGGGTATGAAGTCACCTATGAGATTGAAGATGAATAATGACTTTTGGGTTCTTCCCGTTACACTTGTCGGTTGTATTTTTATGGTAATTTTAGTTACGGTTGGGGTAAAAATAGAAAATAGTCGAATCTATGAGAAGTGCTTGACAACCAATTCAAGTATGGTGTACAATGATCTTACGAAAATGTGTAAAGAGTTAGTCAAATAATGATTGATTATTTAAAATCTTTATTTCATATTTTTAAATATCTCTTTGCATTATTAGCAGCAGTTTATATTTTTGTCACTTTACTTTTATTATTTGCTTCAATCATTTGTAAACACTGTTAATATGATAAGTAAAATTATTGGTACACTAATGACGATGTTACTTATATTTTCATTTGCATTGTTTCTGATACCTATGTTTGGAATAATTTTTGGCGTGATAGGGAGTTTATTCAAATGAGTAATTATGATAGTCATGCATGGCGAGAATTCCGTGCCGCTGGTTGGGTTGACGAGAATAATAACTTTAATGATGACTGGCAAGTAGTACACTGGGCGTGGGAGGTAAAAGAATGAGCTGGGCTTTCTTTACTACCATAGTAGCTGTTTTCACCACCATTCTGTTTTTCTTGATGATCCTAGTGCTATCGAGGGGCTATAAATGAATAGCCTAGAAGAAAGAATTAAAGCACTTGAAGAAAAGGTAAAATACCTAGAGCGTATGCAACAAAACCCTTGGGACACTTTGCCCACCGATTACTATAAAGGTTGTCGTGTATGTGATATAGGGAAAGATGGAGGTGTTGTGGGTTATGTCTGCCCGCGCACTGATTGCCCAACCAGGATCACAGTCACCACACACTATACCTAGTGTACCAACACACTACATATAGTGTCCAGACACACTACATATAGCGTAGCATGCCCATCAGTAGAGATCGTTATAAAGCAAAGAATTGCCAGTGGTGCGGTATTATACACCGAAAAAGGGGAAAGTTTTGCTCTCTGAAATGCGCCAATAGCCGTAGCCCCACGGAAAAGACAAGAAAAGAACGATCGGAAGCTCTAAAGGAATACTATACCACTCTAGAGGGCGATGCGTTCCGAAGAATGCATTCCGATAATGCAAAGGCGCGCCATCGAAGGGAAAATGCAGAAAGGATGGGATTACCCGTATTGACCGATGAGGACTGGCTATTGGACATTCCATTGACCACAGAGAATCTCGATGATATATACGACGATGATTCGGACATATGGAGATGATCGAGAATGGCCACACTACGACATACTTGCGACAATTGCGAAAACCCATTTAAAATAACGTATGACCCAGAGGTAACGACTGACGATCCGATCTATTGTCCATTCTGTGCAAATTACATTATATCAGAGGACAATGAAGATGACAGCGTGGACTTATCAGAATGAACCAGTGACAGAAGAGGATACTTTAAACCACTACGGCTTTGTATATCAGATTACGAATAATGTGACAGGTCGAAAGTATATCGGGCGAAAGTATTTTACCAAAGCAGGATACAAGATAATTAAAGGTAAACGTAGAAAGATACGTAAACCATCGGATTGGGTGGATTATTGGGGTTCTAACGGATCCCTGAAAAAAGACATTGGGGACCTAGGGGCCATGCGCTTCTCCAGAGAGGTACTCCGATTTTGTAAAAACCGTTCTGAATGCTCATACTGGGAAACACACTATATTATCGAAAATCAAGCACTACTCAGGGATGATTATTATAATGAGTGGTTATCGGTAAAAGTGAGTAAGAAAAACCTTGTAAAATCTTGACACCTGAGTTATAATGCTGGTGCCCTGTACACTATGAGATGGGTATAGATTATAGCCAAAAACAATTAGACAAACCTTTCCCGAGGAGTTAAAATGTCCTATATGCTAACAGTATATCGTATTTTCTATAAGGGTCCACGCTCTTGTGGTGTGATTGACATTCCTGCATTGTCAGAGTACAGAGCAAAGTGGCAATTTCATAAGACCCATCCTGGGTTCGAGATTCTGGAGGTTTGGCTTGGATAAAGTGAATCGTGATGGCCTGATTGCAGTGATATACTCGCCTGGCTTTGGGGCTGGGTGGTATAGTTGGCATGGGATTGAAGAACTCATGTTCGATCCGAATGTAGTGGGGATGATCGAAGATGGTGCAGATCCCTATGAAATCGAAAAGTATTGCGAACAACGATACGGCACCGATCAATACTTCTCTTGCGATGACTTAGCGATTGCCTGGATCCCAGAGGGGACTGAGTTTATGATCCATGAGTATGATGGCTCCGAGTGCCTTCGTTTTCGCAGTGAAATGCGATGGAATGTTGCATAAAAACAACAGTCCAAAAAGTTCTTGACATTGTTGCCAGGAACTGTATAATGGGTACTGTTGAGTGATTGAGAGAAAACGAATGCGAAACTATGTTGCTTACTACCGCGGTCAGAAAATTGTTGTAATGGGTCCTACTCGTTATGCTGCACGACTCGCGGCTGGGAAAGCTCTTCATGCTTTGGGCATTACTGCGGTTCTCGCTGAGATTGAAGTCGATTTTGCTGAGTGAAAAATGAATACGTACATTGTTGAATACACAAACGAAGAAGTAACTGGAAATCAGGTCTTGATCATGGAAGTCGAGGCTTATGATATCGTTGAGGCTTATGATATCATGGATGACCTCTATCCCCACTTTGCTGTGGATAACATCTACCACTCTGCTCTTGTTGCTTAAAAACAACACTCCAAAAAGTTCTTGACATTCCTACCAGGATCTGTATAATGGGTACTGTTGAGTGATTGAACGGAAAAAGAAATGACTGAAAATTTTGCGATGTACAGTGACTTCGGTAACTGCATGGTTGGTGAGATTGTGAAAGGTGCAAAGCACAAAAATCTTCGCTGGGCTGAAGTTCACGAAATGTTACGTACCATCTCGACGATTAAAGGGTGTGAGGAAGCCACTGATACCGAAGTGCGTGAAGCGGTTTACGATGCTATCGGTGCTTATAGTCGCGGTGAAGATTTTTGGGTCTGATTGAGAGAGAAAAAATGACTGTGCGATTTAATGAGATGACTGTTGAGCAGCGCCGTGAAATTCGATGCTATGGCTGTACTGTTGAGCAGATGCGTGAGGCTGTGGAAGAAAGTCTGACCTTTCGTTTCAATGGTCCTGTCATGTACGCTATGTCACTGATGAGCGATTGTCAAGAGATGCTTGCTTCAGACAATGGCGGTCAGTTCGATATGATGGTTGCTGAGGATGTTCGCCAAGCTCTGAACCGTGCTAAGTGGATACTTTCTCATTACGCAATGGAGCGGAAATAATGAAACTGCTAATCGAAACTCAGTGTATGGCTTTCTCTGGTACCGTTTGGAAAGCCAAGGGTGGTGATACCTACTTTGTAATGGATGTGGAACCTGGCACTGAGGAACGGGTCGTGGAGTCTGTTCGGGATCAGGTGGAATACTTCAATCCAATTGCACAGGAATACATCATTGATTATTGCCTGGTGGATGACGATTTCATGACTCGGGATGAAAGACTCCAGCTGGAATTTGATGGTAAAATTCTGTATCCCACTCGGGTGTTGTACGAAAACAACACTGTGGAATAGTGCTTGACATCCTTACCGATCCCTGTATAATGGGTACTGTTGAGTGATTGATAAGGAGTAGCAAAAATGATTGTCCCAGGAATTCTGACTTTTCTGATGTTTGTTTCGATTCTTCTTCTTGCTGTTTGAGGTCAAAAAAATGCGTACCGCTCAAATGTTTCCTGGTCTGAATAACGGTCAACGAATTCGGTTTATTATCAGTAACGAAGGCTCCGAGTATCAGTTTGGAATGTACACTACTGTTGCTGGGATCTCAGATATTGCTACTACCACTCATCAGACTGCACTTCGATTGACACTCGAAAAACTTGCTCAGGGTCGTGCGGAAGCAAAACGCCTCGGTAAGACTCTTCCAAATGGTCTTGCTTGGCGAGTCGAAGTTCCGTATGGTCCTACTCTGAAAAAGATTCAGATTGACGTTCAAGTGGATTTAGTATAATGACTGAAGAAAAATTGTTTAGTATTGCTTTTGCTGTAGTTCTCGCTATTGCTTCTGTAGTGAGTTTCCTTGACTTGTTTGTATGGCGCCCCTGATCGAACTGGGATTTATTATGACTAAAGTTTATGATTGGATTAAACGTAATCGCATAGCTATAGGTTTCGCGGCAGGAATTTCATGTATTTTTAATGGCATCCTTGATATGGTTTATGGTAACCTTATCATGGGTGCTTTTCAGTTTATGCTTGGTATAATTATTCTCTTAGATGCTTGGGAATCGAATAATGGGAACTAATACTTCAAGATTCATTAATGTTACAAGAATGTGCTTCATGACTCATTAATGTAACAAAAACTTATTGTTGCAAGAAAACAACAGTGTGGAATACTACTTGACATTGCTACCAGCCCATGTATAATAGAGTCTGTTGAGTGATTGATTGGAGATCGAAATGAACTGGAATCTTGAAGGTCTTACTGTTACTGGGATGTATATGGGTCAGTTTCCCGTGACTGGTCGTGTTGAGACTTCGCGTGTCAAATACGGCGGTGGAATTTCTCATCATATTGTTCTAGAGTCTCCTATCACTGTTTATGGTGCTGTTCGAGATCGTGTAATTCTCGAACATGGGTATGTTTCTTCTGTTCGGGGTTAATCGAATGAAATCACTTCCCTATACTGATGCTCTCATGGATATGGTCGAAGACGGAATTGTCGATAAAGACTTTCTGATCCTTAGCTTTTGTAAGTGGCTCGGTGAAGCTGGAGTCCGAGAGTTTTGTCGTGAGAATGAATATATTATGCATGACCCTGCTCACCCTGATCAAGACGGAGACCATGCTTCAGCACTAGCCTCTGCTGGCTGGGGTACTGAAGAAGACTATGGCTACTATGGAGATGCGGAATGAACCAACGTGATCGTGATAATCTGAACTTTCTAATGACCTCTTCTGATGAGGTCCTTCGTGAGTGGTACTCTCTTGCGAATGAAGATGACTTGATTTATGCTCAGGAACTACTCTCAGAGTATGAGATGGAACTGGATCTACAATTCTCTGGCGGTCGAGAGTTTAGTACGCTGTTGCATTAAAACAACACTCAAGGGTTGACATTCTCGCCCAAGTCTGTATAATGGGTACTGTTGATTGATTGATACGGAGATTTTGTGATGGCTCAAACGACAGTTCTCTACTACTTGAATGGATTCTCGAAAGCGAAGACTGATAAAGCGGTTCTTTTCTTCGATCCTGCTACAAACCGCCAGGCTTGGATCCCTGCGAGTGTTTCGACTGTGAAATTTATCGGTCCTGACTATCGTGTTAAGGTGACTGTTCCTGGTTGGTTCTTCAACAAAATTAATTGGAGTGCAGTATGAGCATGAATGATACTCTTGCGAATGACTTTCTTGAGGTTATTCGGGAACGTGAAATTAACCGTGGTGGCTGGGATCATAATGAGGTAAACTCTTATGCTCTTGGCTACTTGATTGGTGCTCTTTCGACTCTAATTCGAAAGTATCCTAGAGTGGGTGAAGATATCCAAAGCTATATCAATCATATTCAAAACGATATTACTGGAGAAAAAAGATGTTAGTATATACTATGATTAATAATAAAATGCTTCTGGAAAAAGCTAATGTAGGCGGAACCGGAATTAACTCTCTTGACAAATATATCCAGAAAGAGTTTGGTGGCCGAATCTTCACTAGAGAATTATTTCAACTTAAAGTCGAAGAATATATCCGGACTCGTCCTGATTACGGAAGCCAAGGAGGCAAGCCTGGATACGAAAAACGAAAAGCTAGTCAAACCTTTACATGGTGGGAAAAACGCGGAGCTATCTTCTCCATTAATTGACACAAATTGGTTTTTGGTAATATAATTCAAGGAAAAAAATGCTCGATAAGACTGAAGTTTTTGAGTTTTTGGATGCTCTTCGACAATCTGGTATAACCAATATGTTTGGTGCTGGACCCTATGTCGAAGATACTTTTGGATGCGACCATCGGGATGCTCGTGCTTTGGTTCTTGAGTGGATGCAAACTTTCAGCGAACGGCACCCTCAATGAATAGCCTAGAGATCCAAGAGTCTATCTATAACTGGGCACTGAATCATGGGTTTACTGCTCCGTATGGAGTTCTCATGGGTGAGCATACTAACTCTAAAGGAACACGGTATCTTACTGTAACGTTTGGGTATGCTCGTACATTGGATGCGACAGTCGAAATATACAATCGAAAATTCATGGTTTTACGTACCAGTCTTCACGGATCTCAGGTATTTCGAGATGTTGCAAATTTACAACAAACTTTAGACGCTCTCTAGGAATAATGCTTGACACGGGCAGGATTCTCTGTATAATTGCTTGTATTGATTGATTGGAGATAAAGATGAATGTGAATGATTTTCCCGGTCTCGTTGAGTACCTTGATTATATCAAAGCTGATTATGCTAAATGGAGCACACAATCTCCGTACCGTGATGAATTCATTGCAGACTTCAATGATAATCTTCGCGTAGAAGTCGGTAGCAAATTTATCAAAGTGGTTTCGAAAGGCTCCGCTCACTCCTTTATCTGCTTGCGCGATATGGGTAAGTTTACAAAGGGCGATATTCTAAAAGCTGCTTCATGGGCTGCTCCTGCGAAAAACTTTGCTCGCGGTAACTTGATGGCCCGCGATTTCGGTTCTGTTCGCTGGATGGGTGCTTAATATGGCATTTCGCAAACCAATTTCGGCTGAATTCGGTAATAGAATGTCTACGAAAAATTCTAGTATTGCTATGCATGCGACAGTTGCTAAAAGTTTTACGACTTGGGCAAACGCGGATTTAAAGCGAGTAGCCGAAACTGGTGACTGGAGCGACCTTATCACCAAAGCTGAAGCGAACACTAGGCGGTTTCGAAACAACTTTTATAGGTAATTTTTTTGTAATTAATGGGAGCTTAATATGAGCCCACTGAATGCTTTGATTGTTGCTGAAAAACTGGTCGATAAACTTGGTGATCCTAACTGGTTTCGTGAGCACTATACTCTGGCCCGTGAATATCATGGCGTCTTTGAAAGTGTTGAGATGGCTCTCGAATGCCAGGGTTTACTTGAGGCTTTTCAAGAGGTAATGCAAAATGCTTGATTTGGTGAATGCTGAACTACAAATAGTTACGGAAGAAATGCGCGAAAGTCAGATTCAAGACTTGTATGATGAATGGATTGAGTGTATGCTTCAAGCATATTATCCACCGTTCGATGACTGGGAGTAAATCATGGGTCTTGATATGAACTTGAGAGGTTCGCTGTACCTTTCAGACTATGATGCAAACAGTAAAAAGATTCAACAAGATATCAGTTCGAGTCTTGAGTATAATCTTGGTGTTAAGGATCTACCGAAAGAAGTAAAAGTTGAAGTCGGCTACTGGCGCAAAGCGAATGCAATCCATAAATGGTTTGTAGATAATGTCCAGAACGGAGTTGATGATTGTAAAACTTATGATGTAAGTCGAGAACAGTTGAGAAAACTTCGTGACTTGTGTCGTGATGTATTGCTTCATCGAGATCGTGCGCCAGAGATTCTAAGTACAAAAGAAGGTTTCTTTTTCGGTTCGACCGATTACAATGATTGGTACTTTACTGATCTCGAACACACAATTCAGATTATAGATAGAGCATTGGAACTACCTGATAACTGGTACTTAGAATATTCTTCAAGTTGGTGAAGTATGGATGATAAAAATACTGATGATTTAGAAGCGATTCAAAACTCTTTTGATGTTGCTTTGAAAGAGCTTGAAAGCGAACAAGAGGCTTACTGGAACTCTCTCAGTCATGATGAACAACTAAAAGCGTTTTGTGCTGTTGTTCGCCGTATTCATAAAGGCGATATCGAAGAGCGCCGATCCTACCGAGGAGTGCTATATGATATCTTTGGCTTTGGTCCTGAATCATATGTTCAAGCACAATGCTCTGGCTATCTTACGATTCACAATGCACTCTTCGATTGGGTCGACTGGGTAGAAAAGGGAGAGGGCCCTGATGATTGGAAGTAACTCTTAGGCTATATTACGATACTTGAGTCTTGCTTCTGCTACTTTGACTCTCGATTCAACAACGGAATCAAAAACAATTTTAATGAACTTAAGAATTTTCATAGTAGACCTCCCGATGAACGGATTCTGTCAATCTTACGAAGAATTCTCTCAACATCGGCATGATCTTTTGCATCACGGAACTGCGAGTTTAAATCTTTTTCTCTTTTCTGCTTGCTTTTTTCATTGAGGTATGTTATAATTTTTTTAAACATGAGTAACCTTTTGAGTTGTTTGTATGAAGAAGTTGAGGTTGTGCCTCAGTGATATTTATATTGCAATGCAGCATAAAATGAAAGATTTTTTGGATGACTTGATCTTTCCGTTTCGGGATTTAAGTTCTTCGGATTACTTTGTTATCGGATTGTTTTTTATACTCGAAATTGCTTTTTGTGCTTTCATTGTATCTCTCATACTCGGAAAATTATGAATCTGATTTCTTATATTGTTTTGAATTGGATCCTTGTTAGCCTAGCGCATAAACACTCTGGGATCCCTGGTGTTGTGGGTGTTACGGTCGCTGCATTTTTGTTTTATTTGTTTATGTACCCTATATAATGAGTTATGGAAAAAATAAAACTAAACAAAATGCTTCTTGCTCTTCTCGGTTCACAAGAGTTGGTGAGTCGTTGGTGGGATAGCCCAAATAAAGCATTTGATATGAAGACGCCGAATGAACTATGGGAATCAGGCGAAAAGGAAACTGTCAAGGATTATTTGATTCGTCAATTCGATTATTCGTGGTGAAGTACCTGATTCTTGTTCCTGTTGTTGTAACTTTGTTTTGGATAGTCATGTTGATTTACATTATATTTTTTGAGAAACGATGAAATACTTTTATACAATCCACCCTCTTTTGATTGAACAATTAATCTTACTTGGAGTCTCATCGTGGATTTTAAGCCGCGCAATTTAATCGCTAAAGATTTACGCACACCTAAGTATGGTATGCGAGTGGTTCCTGTCGCAAAGATTTACAATCGAAAAAAAGATAAGAGTTCTCTAAGAAAGGAACTGAAGTATGCCACAGATTTCGGATTTAAATGATTGCGATGGATTCATGTTCATCCCAGGAGAAGAAGAGAATACACAAGAATATCGATTCATAACTCTCACCGAAGATTTCGGTGAGCTTGAAGGCAACAATATGTACCATGTTGTATATTTCAAACAAGATGAAGAAGGTAAGTTTCAGTTTGATGGTACAGTTGATGCAGTATTTGGTGATCCTATTCTCTATGCAAAAAATCTCTGCGGTACGAATGTAGCAGCAACTTTTATAAAGAAAAGAAAGTATTCCGGTAAATGGGTTGAAAGTTACTTGAAAGAAGTTAGAAGTAATGTTACTATAGCTTAAATCTTGAAAGGATATATGATGAATGACAGTGATAAACAACTTTTGATTGAAACTCTTCGCAATGGCGTCGCTGAAGTAGTCTTTACAAAAAAAGATGGAACTGAGCGACTCATGCAATGCACTACAGCGGACAATTGGATCCCTAAAGACAAGCAACCAAAAGGTTCTGAGCGTTCAAAACCTTCTGAGTCTCTAGCAGTATTCGATGTTCAGATACGTGAATGGCGTTCTTTTCGCTGGGATTCTGTGATTAGCTTCAAAACTGCGGGTGCGTAAAATGACTACACAAACTTATTCTTGGAAAGTTACTCCAACTTATAAGAAGTCTATTCTTGAACGTAATGTTTGGGTAAAAGGTGATCAAGAAATTATTCAAGATGTTTGGTGGCGATGGGGCGAATTTTTTGTCTCCACTGAAACTGATCAGCCTCCAGTGATTGAAGCTGGCGATGATCTTATGAGTGGTGATTATGTTCTAGAAGATTGGTCAACAGATGATGCGACTTCTGAAGACCTTACGTATGAATGTGATGAAGAGACTGAACAACAAGTACAAGAATTTTTAGATGAAGGCAACTCTATTTACGATCTAGCAGAAGAAGGATGGGAAGTAAGTTACTCTGAGATGTATATTGAATGTGATGTAACTGTGGAGAAAGCATGATGAAGAAAAAATATTTTGTTGAAACGATTTCACTATTCCGAAATGTTCATGTCGTTGAAGTTGAAGAAGGCGATACACAAACGATGAAGTGGATTGCAGATAACACCGACGCAAACTATGATGAGTGGCTCGGCAGTAAAGTTCATGATATCACTGAATACAGCGATGAAATTATGAATCAGAAATATGCGAACAAAAAGTATTGGTGGAATGGCACCGTCGTAGTTGAAGATGGAATTGCTTACTATCAGGAAAAAGATGGTACTAAACGTAAGGTTTCTACTTGACAAGACGGAAAAAAGCATATATAATACTACTATGAATAAAATGTTAATATCCTCACATATACAAGCACGATCAACATCGTGGCAGCAAGAGTTTTATCCGAATTGTGATAAAGCCAGAAGTATTGTATCGGGGGTTTGTGAGATGTAGTTATAGAGGGAATAAATCCACAAACCCCAGACACCAAAAGGTCTCTGGGGTTTTTTATTTTCTGTTCTTTAAAAATTTAGTTTTCTGTTGGGGTGTGGTGAAATGGTATCACATCGGATTTTGATTCCGTTAGCCTTGGTTCGATTCCAAGCACCCCTGCCAATATTTAGGAAGAGTTAGCCGAATCGGCATAGCGGCAGCTGCCTTGAAAGCAGAAGGCCCAGTAATGGGTGTGTGAGTTCGAGTCTCACCTCTTCCGCCAAAAGTTGGTGATGTGGATGAGTGGCTTAAATCAGCGGTTTGCTAAACCGTCGGCTTGAGAAATCAGGTCCACAGGTTCGAATCCTGTCATCACCGCCAATAGTAGGTAGCACTGGTGTGCGGCTGCGTCTTATAAGCGCGGGAGATCGGTCAGATGGGCTGAAACGGGAGAGTTCGAATCTCTTACCTACTACCAAAATTTGCACAGATGGCAGAGTGGCCCAATGCAAGAGTCTGCAAAACTCTAAAACCGTCAGTTCGAATCTGACTCTGTGCTCCAGTTGTAAAAATACAACAACAAAAAGTTGTTGACAAAGTGATGGAAAAGAGTATAATCGTTTCTGTAGTGAGCAGTAACGATCTTTAAAAATTTAGTTTTCTGTGCATCGTTCGTCTATCGGTTAGGACGCTAGCCTTTCACGCTGGAAAGACCAGTTCGATTCTGGTACGATGTACCAAATATGCGGGTATAACTTAGTGGTAAAGTAGCTGGCTTTTAACCAGCAAATCCGAGTTCGATTCTCGGTGCCCGTACCAATATGGATGCGTAGCCAAACGGTTGAAGGCAGCAGACTGTAAATCTGTGACATAAGAAACGCTGGTGGTTCGAATCCATCCGCATCCACCATATTGAAGCACATTGTAAGAACCAGCGATAGGGGTTTGCGGACCTGATATGCTATAGCCAGTGTGCTTCAATATGGTTCCATAGTATATCGGCGAGTATAGCGCCCTGTCACGGCGCAGGGACGGGTTCGATTCCCGTTGGAACCGCCAATGCCCTCTTACTCCAATTGGTAGAGAGGACGGTCTTAGAAGCCGTAAAGTCTCAGTTCGAATCTGAGAGAGGGCACCATATTGAAGCGCATAATCGATAGTATACTCAGAACAGGAGTGACTGCCTGGTGCGTATACTTGTAGAGAGATGTAAAAAGACCCCGCTTGTCACGGTTATCTCAGTGCGTTTCAATATGGTTCTGTTAAAATGCGAGGCCAAGCAGCCTAACCATTAAGGTACTACTGACCCGTTCGCCCTTTAGCCAAGGGACATTAGAAAGCTCGGGGAGCCGCTCTTTGGCTCTTAAACAGATGATGGTAACCATAACTTTTCGGGCCTCTAGCTCATGTTTGGTTAGAGCAGCGGACTCATAATCCGTTGGTGCGCGGTTCGACTCCGCGGGGGCCTACCATATATAATATTTCGGGCTGCTAGTGATAATGGGAGCATGCTGCGTTTGTAGAAAGATTGCGATGTATAAATACTCCGCACAAGGAGATTTATATGTGGAACTGCAAACACTGTAAAGAATATTTTGATTTCGAAAGTGCTTCAGAGAAAGCTAATCATTCTAGGCATTGTGATAAAAACCCTAAGAAAAGGGAATCATATCAAAACGGAATAAAGGCACTACATAAAAGATTAGATAGAGACATAGGGTGTTACAAAAAATTTTCAGTTAAATGTTTTACTTGTGAGTCTGTGTTTGAGGTGACAGAAAGAGAAAAGAAATTTCCTGAAAAATCTCAATACTTTTGCTCCCGTGTGTGTGCTAATAGCATTGGGGGGAAAGCAAAGGCAGAAAAGTATGGATATACACATTATAGGACAATTGCAGAAAAATTTTACAAACCTGTTTGTGTTGTATGTGGTGTTACTGACATCTTAGATGTACACCATATCGATGAAAATAGAGAAAATATACACCCTAGTAATTTAATTTTTCTATGTCCGAACGACCATTTTAGGTTGCATAGGAACAATGATGAAACTGTAAAGAAGTTTATAGAGGGGCATGGGACTGCTTGGAGTGGTCACTTCTTTTGCAAGGAAGATATCAGCAGGGTTCGAATCCCTGATGCTCCACCAAAGTATTTTTTAGAGTCTTAATATTTTTCGCCCCTATAGTTAAATGGCATAACAGTTGACTTGTAATCATCAATTCCTAGTTCGATTCCAGGTGGGGGCACCAAGTTTTATCCGAGTATAGCGCAGTCCGGTAGCGCAACTGGTTTGGGACCAGTGGGTCGGGAGTTCGAATCTCTCTACTCGGACCAAAAATATTGACCGAAACGCACAACGGTGTGCGGCCGGACTGTTAATCCGTGTGAGTCAGGTTCGATCCCTGATCGGTCAGCCAAGGTTCAATGACGTAGAGAGATGCGTACCGGTTTCATAAGCCGAGGAGAGTGGAGCGTTACCACTTTGAACCACCAGGAGATACTATGAATATTGAAGATATTATTAAAGTACCATACACAACACAACCAAGAATGATACGAAATACTGGCGAAGTTTATAATCAAAATCCTTCTGATGATAGGATTCTTCGCAAGTATATGCAACTAAAAAAATTCAGCAGTGATCTTTACGGAGAGACTGTAGATTCTGTATCTAATCAATTGGTGCGCCGAGCTTCTTCATTTTTAGGAAAAGAAGTAACAGGTGATATCGTAGAGTTTGCAATGAACTTTGAAGAAGATGTAGCTATCATGCACAAAGGCGTATTGTCTTCAATATGCTTTTGTTTTCCGAGTAGTTGGGTTCCGCGCGAAGGTCTCGGCAAGACTTTAGCAGAACTTCATGCTCCCGTTGCTGATGGTGATGTTTTGCGAAGAATGAGCCCGAAGTTAAGCACTACAATGGCAAACCATTCTCTCGGAAGTTTTCTTCGATATGTTTGGACGATTACGAAAGTACCGAACTTAAGTTGTCATCCCGATATCGTGAAAGAGTATAAAGATGAGACTGTAGATTTCAATACACTTTATTTCAGAGTTGAGAAACAAACTACATTACCATTACTAGATAACAACACAAGTTTGTTTTTTGTAAATATAGAAGTTGTTCCACTTTCGAAAGTGTGGAATAAACATAAAGACCTAATCAAAGAGAGTTTAAATTCTATGAGTGATGCGATTATCGAATACAAAAATTTAAAAGAAATCAAAACGGTCCTTAGTTCAATGGATTAGAATCCCTTGCTACGAACGAGGAGACGGGAGTTCGATTCTCTCAGGACCGGCCAAGTAATGCCCCGTTAGCTGAGATGGATTAGCAACGTCTTGATAAGGCGTAGAGAATGGATCGTTACCATTACGGGGTACCACCAAACTCGGTGTAGTGTTTAATGGCAGCACGTTGATCTCCAAAATCAAAAGATGCGGTTCGAGTCCGTACACCGAGGCCACAAATGAGGTAACTATGTACAACAAGAAAATTAATTTAGAAGAAGTAAAACAATTTATTGATAGTTGTGGACCAAATACAAAAGTCTATCTTGGTTGCGATTCCGAGAAAGTTAAAGTAAATGGTCAATGGCATGCCGACTATATTATAGCGATTGTTGTACATATGGACGGTAAGCACGGTTGCAAAATATTTGGTCAAATTACTCGGGAACGCGACTATGACCAAGCACGTAATAAACCGCGCATGAGATTGATGAATGAAGTTTATAAAGTCGCTGAAATGTACCTTCAATTAGCGGCAATGATCGATCTTGAAATTGAAGTTCATCTTGACATTAATCCGAATGAAGAGTACAATTCTAGTATTGTAATTAATGAAGCAATTGGATACATAAAAGGAATGTGTAATGTTATTCCTCTTGTGAAGCCAAATGCTTTTGCTGCTTCATATGCAGCAGATAGATTGAAAAGTTTAGCAGCGTAATGTATGCGGGTATAGTGTTTAACGGTTAGCACGCCAGTCTTCCAAACTCGAAGTGAGGAGTTCGAATCTCCCTACCCGCTCCAACAATGGTGTCTATGGTGTAATGGAAGCATTACTCTCTGTGAAAGAGTAGGCGCGAGGTCGGTACTCGTTAGACACCCCAATGCCTCCTTAGTTTAATGGTAAAACTCCGCCCTTACAAGACGGTTACGGCAGTTCGATTCTGTCAGGAGGCACCAAAACACTTGACAGAAAACTAAATTTAATTTATCATATGAACAATGCGACTGTGGCGTAATCGGTAGCCGCAGGAGACTTAAAATCTCCCGTCTAGTACGTGCCGGTTCGAGTCCGGCCAGTCGCACCAAACATTCCGACCGTCGTTCAACGGAAAGGACAGCAGTCTTCTAAACTGCGAATGGGGGTTCGATTCCCTCCGGTCGGGCCAATTACCATTTTCCAGATTCGACACCGTAGTCATAAAACCATACGGCGATTTTTATTCCTATACTTATCGTCACAATTAGTAAAGAGTACCAAAAAACATTTTCTATAAATTTTTTTCTCCGATTCGCCTGATCACGAATCATTCTTTCTCTTTTCTCTCTAACCTCACGCCTTATCTGATTAAACTGACTATATCCTTCCATACCGAGATGCTGCAATTCTCCGTAGATAAACATTAAACGGATTTCTTCTTCCATCTCACGTAAACGCATTTGTGCAGCAAATATATCAAACGCTTCAGAAGTTTCGCTTTGCTTGAATCCTATCTTTTCAAATATCCCAACTTTTCGCTCATTTGTATCACCTTTTCTATCATTGATTAATTCTTGTAACTGACCAGCGGCGTCAGCCCATTTCGTTAACTGGCGAAATACACCTTCAACTTCTTGACCTATTGCAACTGCATTTTTGATGCCATTGAAAGCCGCAGATGCAGTTGCAAGCAGAGTTACTGGATCCATATTAGTTCGCTAATGGATTATCCAACGCTTTCTTAATTTTATCATCCACTTCACGACGTATTGTTCTCAACTCTGCTGCGTTCTCACGCTCAATACGATTAACTCTTTCGTTTACATTTTGTACAGTTGCATCAACTTGCTTCTGCATTTCTCTCACTTGTGCATCCGTACTTCTACGAATTTCTTTGATTTCACCATCAAGTTGTTTGCGAATGTCTGCAATGTCTTTTTCTACTTCACGTTGAGCAACTTTAGTTCCTCGCTCTACGTTTTCCAATACGCCTTCCGTTCTACGAATGTCACCTTTCAGGTTTGTGTTTATATCTCTGGTATATCCAACAACCTTTTCACTATTCTCTTCTAGTTTGATAATCCTTGCTTCATACTCACTGAAGTCTGGTGCAACATAATTTGCAATAGCTTTTTTCATTCCCATATAGTCTTTATACGTTTCGAACACACCATACATTCCACCAACAACAGATGAAACGATACCCGCAGCAATCATAAGTTTTGCTGGAGTGAAACTATATCCTCCAATACTAATTACGGTATCTTTACTTGCATACTGTTTCATTGCTGCCTCAGCAGCATCAATCTTCTTGTTGAGGTCTTTATCTTCTGTACTGCTCATCTACCATCTCCTTATGGATTCTATCTGAACGTTGATTAAGTTGTCTTAATGCTCTTGCATTATCATTAATAGTTGCCCGTTTATAAATATCTTTGACTTCATAAAACGGCGAATCTGGCAACTTTGCTTGTTCATACGCACTAAACCCAGGAGAACTTCCCATTGAAGCTATCTGAGCGTCTTGCTTTTCTTGTTCAGGATTTGTACGACCAATCTGCGAAGCTATTCTACGAGCAGCCTCTGCTCTTCTTTGCTCTGGTGTTGATGTTTGCGTTTTCTCTGTTCTTTGTCCTTGTTGTGGTTGGGACATGGGCCTTGAAAGCGGTTGTGCTTGGACTGAATGATGTTGTTCGCTTTTTAATTCATCTTTTTGTATGACTTGATTTACATGTGGATTGTCAGTTAGTTGAGGTTGAGTTAAAAGTTTTACAGGATCTTCGTGCCCAATAGAAACTGTTTGTGAGACTATACTTCTAATAGTTGAAGCTACACTTTCAACTTTATAGCCAGGACATGTAGGATTTGATTGTGGGTTTGCATTACATGCATCTGTAATTTGCTTCTTTCTAAAAGCCTCTGCATAACCTAAACAACCAGAATTGTACAGTGGGTTTGCCGTACATTGCTGATTGAAAAATGCTTGCTGATACATTGGGCATGCGGATGAAAAAAGGGGGTTAGCCTTACACTGTTGATCTAAGTATGCAGCTTGATAAAGTGGGCATGAATCGCTTGATAATGGATTTTCATTGCACATTTTATCGAATAGTGCTTTAGCGTAACCTGGGCACGATTGGTTGTATAAAGTATTCAAAGAACATTGTTGATTGAAAAACGCTTGTTGATATCCAGGGCATTCTTTAGAGAAAAGAGAATTTTCTGTGCATTGTTGAGTAAACTTTGCAGCCGCATATCCTGGGCAAGTGGGATTGAAAAGAGGATTATTAGTGCATAGTCTCTGAAAGTTTGCTTGTTCATATCCAGGGCAAGCTACACTATAAAATGGGCTTGCATTACATTGTAGATCGAAGTATGCTTTTTCGTAGCCTTCGCAAGACGGTGATGATAAAGGATTTGTTGCACACAAGTCTTGTGTATATCTCATATTGACATTCACATTTCTTACTTGAGGTCCATAGTACCCCGCCCAATACCTATCATCCTTGCCAGTAAAATTCACAGATAATGTTCGAGCGTAATCAAGCGAATATTGATTGTTAAAATTTCTACTTCCGCCTACTTGTTTCCATCCTTCTGTTGCATTTAATGTAAACGCATTCGTGTCTAATGATCTGTTGTCTTTATCTAAAAGAATGATTGACCCAGCAAGGTACCCTCTGGAAAATCCAGAGTTATTGTACTCGAAGGAATAGTTATAGCCATGCAACTTTATTCCTGTGCCTTCAAGAGCTATCCTTTGCCCGACTGTTTGCTGTGTGTAACCAAATAGTATTGTATTGGTTGTCGGATCAAACCCTGCAACATTACCACCTCTGTTACCGCCAGGCACTGCTGGTACACTATTACTCCACTGATTGTTAATAATATTGGGAGAGGTTAGTACATCTTGTGCGTTACAGTAGAATGAGAAGGATAGCCAAGAAGCCAAGACCAGCAGAAACTTTTTGCCAGAAACTTGCATCATTGCTCTCTTTTAATGGGACCGGTTTACGGTCGGGGTTTGCATCCCAAACTTTCTTTGCTTCCTCACCTATCTTTCCGTCTACAGGGCACGGAGTCCCCGCATTCATCATGGCTTGAAATACTCTATCATCTTGACAGAGAGTAGCGACAGCAGCCACCTTCATACCCATATCATAGAGGTTCTTGGCGAGTTTCAATCTTTCGCAATTCATATCACGAATCATAGTGCCTCCCGAGATACCCAGGATCTGAGTTTGTACGGCACCACTGACCCCAGTTGTACAGAGATCATTGTTTAGAACGTTGAAAGATGGTGAAATAGCTGTTGCGGGTGGTGACTTTACTGTCGTTTCATTGATGCTGTTACTGTTTGTCGTTACGGTGCTTGTGCTTTTTGAGTCTGTAACGATCACATCAGATTGTGCAAAACTTAACGAAGAAATAACAAAAAGCACCAAAAAGGTTAACTTTTTGTACATTTTCTATATTCCTAATAATTGTTGTTTTTTCACAACAGTGTGATTGACAACTGAAACTATTTATGTTAATATTTGCCTGTAATGAAATTGTCACATAAAAACAACAGTTTGAAAATGTTGCTAAAAAACAACTTGACATTTCTACCCAATTCTGTAGAATAGACTTTGTTGATTGACTAAAAGGAGTTTTTCGTGGCTTACGTATCTCAAGAAACCAAAGCGAAAATCGTTGCCGCTGTTAAGCCTGTTTTGAAAAAATACGGTTTGAGTGGTACTTTTTCTGTTCGCCATCATTCGACTCTCGTTTTGACGATTAAGTCTGGTAAAATTGATTTTATTGGTAACTTTAATAGTACGGTTGAACGGGCTCCTCGTCCTGATCATCTTCCCTTTCAGCCTGCTAAGGATCATATTGACGTAAATCCTTACTGGTTTCATGAGCATTTTTCTGGTAAAGCAAAATCGGCTTTGACTGAGATATTCGCGGCTATCAAAAAAGGTGGTAGCTGGTACGATGAGTCTGATATTCAGACCGATTATTTTAATACTGCGTTCTATATCGATGTTAATGTCGGTAAGTGGAACAAACCCTATGAGGTCAAATGATGGAAAATTTTGAACTAGATACTCTCGATGACGTTATGGCTGAGTTTTTCTTTCCTTTGCTTTCCGATGAAGAGCTAGATAGGGAGTTAGAAAAAATGGCCGTGTGGTACGAACAAGAAGAGGCTGGATAAAAATGAACGGAATTTATGTTGTAATTTTGAGGGACGGTTGCCGTGTTGCTCCGTTGCTCGAAATAGACAGTATATTTGACAGTTACGCCCCAAATATGATAAAGTATATCAATGCAGAAAATTTTCAACAAGCATTCGGATTTTGCGTCCCAATGACTGAGAAAGAAGCTATTGATTGTGCAAAAACAATAGCTAAAGCATATCGTGAATTGCCTGATGGTATTCGCATACTGACAGATTATCGTAATTTTTCATTTGAGGAACTCATAAATGGTGCGTTTTCAAAAAGCTGAAGAACCAAAATACGAAGGTACATTGTCTCAACTGCAACTGTTAAAATGCTTGAACTGGTATCATGAAAATAAAGAAAACAAAGATGCAGTAAAGTACATTCAAGATTATTGTAAAAAGAATCGCCTATCAGGAAAACTCGATACTTCGAAAAGTTTTCTTACGATGGCTTGGCTTTGTCGCGCTGAGATGAATGGTAATGATCTCGGTAAGTACGGTAAGAAATATATCACCGATCAATTGAAGCATTACCTTCAAGTTGAAAAAGTTGTCAAAGCACCAGTTGTTGATGTTGTTGTTCCTAACATTCAGGACCGACTGAAAGAAAAAGTTTCTGAAATCGCTGGCGATCTTGAAGGTGCAATCGACGATTATATCGCAAGCGGATACAAAGATACCAAATCACCCTTCGCTATGATGCAAGATCGTGCAAAGGGAATTCATGCAAATCGAATCGTTGAAATATTCAAGAAGCGCCGTAATGAGTTTGATGAAGTATTGAATACAAAAGATTCCGATATCAAAGAAGGTTATTCGAACTTCTCAAAGACACAACTCAAAAAATTGATTGCCTATTGTGATACAATTATTACTGATGCATTGAAAATTTCTGGCGAGTCCAAAGCTACTCGTAAACCACGTAAGCGCAAAGTTAAGACTCCAGATCAACTGGTTTCGAAGCTACAATACTTGTCTGAGTGTAAAGAGTTCAAACTCAAATCGATTACTCCGAAACAAATAATCGGTGCAATGCAATTGTGGGTATTCAATGTTAAAACCCGTTCTCTCGGCGTTTATCATGCTGAAGATGCTTCTGGATTCTCAGTTAAAGGATCTACGCTTCTAAACTTTGCCGAAAGTAAGTCTGTATCTAAACGTCTTCGTAAACCTGAACAAACTTTGCCAGAAGTAATGAGTGCCGGTAAAGTTGCCTTACGAAATCTTCTCGGTAAATTATCTACGAAGGAAAGTCTCTTGACAGGTCGTATTAATAAAGATACAATCATGCTTCGTATAATTTGAAAGAAATAAAATGATAATCTTTGATTTCAACCAAGTTGTTCTCGCCAATCTCATGGAGCAAATTGGTTACTCTAAAAATCCTGTAGAAGAGAATCTAGTTCGACATATGGTTCTGAATACCATTCGAGCTAATATAAAAAAATTTCGTGAATATGGTGAAGTTATTATTGCATGTGACAATAAGAGATATTGGCGCAGGGAAGTTTTTCCTCCATACAAAGCTCATCGTAAAAAGAATCGTGAAGCCTCTGGGCATGACTGGGCGACTATTTTCGATTGTATGTCTAAGATTCGACAAGAATTGAAAGATCATTCGCCGTACAAAGTGATCGATGTGGACGGAGCTGAAGCTGACGATGTTATCGGTGCTTTGGTTCACAAGTATGCTGATAAAGAGCCAATACTTATTCTATCATCCGATAAAGATTTTGTTCAGTTGCAGACGTATTCTGGTGTAAAACAGTATTCGCCCACATTGAAGAAATTTATTAAAGCGGATGATCCTATCAAGCAGTTGAAAGAATTGATTGTGACTGGCGACACTGGTGATGGAATTCCAAATATTCTATCACCGGACAATTCTATCATTGATGGCATTCGACAAAAACCTGTCACTAAAAAATTCTTGTCTGAGTTCGCCCAGTGCGGAACATCCAAGTTCAATGAAACGATGACCCGTAATTGGTCACGAAACGAAACGCTTATAGATTTATCAATGATACCAGAAAGTATCTCCGAAAGTATTATAAGTACATATAACGAAACAAAGCCAGCTAGCCGTCAACAGTTTATGAACTATATGATTGCTAATCGACTAAAAAATTTACTTGAGGTGATTGATGAGTTTTAAATTAATGTATCATGAAATTATCGAACAATTTCAGAAAGCAGAAAAGAGAGCCGATAAAATTGAAGTGTTGAGAAAGCACACCGATGATAATTTTCTCTCCTTTCTCAAAATGGCATTCGATCCAAGGATCGTGTTCGATGTAGAAATCCCAGTTTACAAACCATCGATTCTGCCAGCTGGTATGAATGATCTATATCTTCATTCTGAAGTTCAGAGATTGTATAGATTTATCAAGAACCATCCTAGGCGCCCAGAAGGTCTAACTCCACAAAAGCAGAAAAGTTTATTGATTGCTTTACTCGAAGCCCTTCATAAAGATGAGGCGGAACTTCTAATTCGTTGCATGAACAAGGATCTTAAAGTTCCTTTTCTAACACCAAAACTTTTAACTGATGCATTCCCTGGTTTGGAGATAGGTATTTCTTCATGAAAGTTGCGGTTGTAACTCCCACTATTGGAACTCCATATCTCAGTCAGTGTGTTGATAGCGTTCAAGATCAAACCTATGAAAATTTAACTCATTATATTTTTCTTGATGGTGAAGAGCATTTTCAAAAAGTATATCCGCAAGCAATAAACAAAACTAAAAAAACCATTAAGTCTATTGGTCTCCAAGAGAATATAGGAAAAGGATGGTACGGTCATCGCGTCTATGCAGCATGTTCGTTTCTGGTGAATGCTGATATCATTTGCTATCTCGATGAAGACAATTGGTTTGAAAAAGACCATGTAGAGAAACTGGTTAAAACCATCACAGAAAAAAATCTGGATTGGGCTTTTAGTTTTAGAAAAATTTATGATAAGCAAGGCAACTATCTCTGCGAAGATAACTGTGAGTCTTTGGGAAAATGGCCAATCTATTTTTCTGAAGACCAGCACCACATAGACACTTCCAGTTTTGCAATAAAACAATCCGTTGCGGTGAATATCGGGCATGCATGGTATGGGCAGTGGGGAGCAGATCGAAAATTCTTTTATAATCTAAGTAAATATTTTCCTAACTATGATTGCTCTTTAGTACACACTCTCTGCTATCGACTTGATGGGAATCCTAATTCGGTAAACAAAGAGTTTTTCGATAAAGGTAATGAAATTAACTTCGAAAGATATAATGGTAAACTTCCATGGAAACAAAAATCAGAACCGCCCTCGTTACAGGTGGGGCCGGGTATCTCGGTTCAATTTTAAGTAAATATCTTAAACAAACTGGATGGCGCGTTGTCATCTATGACAAAAAACCACCTAAACATCCGTATGTCGATTGTGTGGTTGTTGATGACATTCTCAATCGAGAAATGGTTAACACAGTTTTTTCTCAAGAGAAAATTGATGTAGTATTTCATCTTGCAGCTAGAATTGAAGTTGGTGAATCGGAGAAACACCCAACGGAATTTTGGGAAGTAAACGTTGGCGGAACTGTAATCGTTTTGAATGCCATGAAGAGGCACGGCGTCAATAAAATCATCTTCTCTTCAACTGCTGGTGTTTATTTTTCAAGTTCGATTTTGATACCTGAAGATGAAGCTACAATCAATAACTCAGTCTATTCTGATACTAAATTAGCATGCGAGAATGCAATCATCGATTCTGGTATGGATTTTGTTATCTTTCGCTACTTCAATCTTGCTGGAGCAGATGAAGACTTGGGTGAAGACCATGATCCTGAAACACATTTGATTCCTAAAATTCTTCAAAATCTAAATAACTTTGAGATTTATGGGGACGATTATGATACACCAGACGGAACATGCATTCGAGATTATGTGCATGTTTTGGATGTTGTTGAAGCTCATTTGAAAGCGGTTAAATATCTTGACGATAAAAACGAAAGTATAATTTTAAATCTAGGAACAGGGAGAGGTTACTCAGTTTTGGAAGTAATTGATGTTGTGGAAAAAGTGACTGGACAAAAAGTCGCATATTCTTTTGTTGATAAAAGAGAGGGAGATCCTAAACATCTTGTTGCGAACATAAATCTGGCTAAAGAATTGATAAATTATGAACCACAATACAAAATTGATACAATCATTAAAAGCGCCTACGAATGGGAGAAGAAAAGAGTTGGACGATAAAGACCTTCCATTTAGTGTTCAAGATAGACTCGATAATACATTTCTCAAAGAGAATACACACTTTCTTATTGGTGAAATAGAGTCAACTAATATAAACAAAGCGATACAATGGATAATTTATGAGAATAGTGTACAGACAGAAAATAAAGTTTTAAAGTTGTATGTAAATTCTTTTGGTGGCGATCTATATCAAGCTCTCGGTCTAATCGATGTAATGAGACTTAGCAATAGCCCAGTTCACACGATTGGTATTGGTGCAGTTATGTCAGCCGCTTTTTTAATTTTTGCATCGGGTGAAAAAGGTCACCGATACATTACAAGAAACTGTGGTATAATGTGTCATCAATATACTGATGTTTATGAAGGCAAACACCACGATCTAAAATCATTCGCAAAAGAAGCCGAATTGACTAATACAAGAATGTTGAATATTCTTCAAGACGCTACAGGAATGTCTGAGCGCCATGTTAAGTCCAAACTACTTACGCCTAGTGACGTTTGGATGTCCGCAGAAGAGTTAGTAAAGCTAGGCGTTGCCGATCACATACTTTAAAGGGGGATTGTTTCAAAATGATTGGTGCTATTAGAGTAGAAAGAGTACAAAAAACTAAGTTTCGTAAAGAAAGAGACCAAGAGCAGTTTAATGGTAAAAAGAAAAAACATCAAGATAAAACCACATATCGAATGATGAGAGAGGAGAATCATGAATACGGCTATGATGAACTCTATACAAAAACAAATAAATGAAATAGAACAGCGCATTCGCCAGGAACAAGGTGATGTTGAGCAGTTGAAAAAAGCTCTTCAAATGCTTCGAATGCAGGAATTTGAAGAAGATATGCGCGAAAGTGACAATAGGCAGTTACTAAAAGGTTAAGTTGTAAAAAAACAACAAACGGGGTTGACAAAGTTTCCCGTTGTGATATACTGTCTTTACTATGAAGATTCCTGCGATAGGTTCAAAAGTTTCTGTGACGGTTCGACATAAGTCGATTTATCTCTATGCGAAAACTCCTTGGGATGAAAAGACTTATCAGGGAACCGTTGTTAAAAATCCAAAATGGATTGATGCGGATAGTTTTTCAGTTCAAACTGAAGACAAATCTTATCCAGTCAAAGTCATCCACTCAGGTAATGTACATAAGATTCAGATTTTATCTGGTGATGTACAGTCTGTCGAAAAATTCAAAATCAAAGGTAGCAAAGGAGATTACATTGTAACCAAAAGCGGAAGTCAGTTCTCATGCACTTGCGTCGGTTTTAAATACCACGCGAAGTGTAAACATATTACCGAAATTAAAGGAAAATGAGCATGGATCAGTTTACAATGTTGATTAATTATTTCAGTCAAGATGATACAGAAAAGAGCCAGTCTAGTTGTATGGAAACAACAGATTCTTTAGAATTTGTTGAAAAAACTTTGCTTTCGCATTATAATGTTACTGATGTTCGAAATCACTCTGCGAGGAAATAATGAACGAATTTGCTTTCTTTCTGGATGCATGGTTGTACTGCTACAAAAACCATATCTCGATTGATAAAATTTATCGTAAAGATTGGAAAACTTGGGCACTCAAATGATGATCTACGTCCGCGATCGATCAAAGCTAAAGTCGCCTACAAAAAAAGAGCAAGTCGAGTATCAGAATTGGTTGAATTCTGTTAACTCTGTTCGCACCAACTTCTCTAAGACACCCGTCAAAATGTTATCAAAATCTGTTGTTTTGCCTAAAGTTCCGCCTGGGCGCGAGACACCTCGTTACCCAAGTGTTGACACAGGCAAAGGTTCTACTACGAAACCGATTCATGGAAAAGTTTACACTGGAACTGCCATGAAAGGCATCGGTACGCTACATAAGAGTAATGCGGTACCAATCTTCACAGAGGAAGAAGCCCGAGATCAGGCTTCTATGCGGCGCTAATATGGGTGATCTTCAACTTATTACAATTTTCGTTGCTGGCGCGTTTCTAGGCGCTTTTCTGGGTCGGCTTTTGACATTTTGTATAATGTCTGGAGCTCTTGTGCTTGTGTTGTTTATGAAGATGTAATTTGTTGTTTTTATGCAACAACTACTTGACACCTCGGTTATCTTGTGTTACAATATGTTTTCAATAACTTGAATGGAGTTTATATTATGGCTAAATCTGCAAAAACCACTACTGTCAAACTTAAATCATGGGAAAAAGTTTATCAGTATCTTATGTCCGGCAACGTAGTCACTAAAGAAGATTTTGAACAAAATCTCGGCAGTGAAATTTTGATGTATCGCATGTCTACTTTTATCTGGGCAGTCAAAAAGAAAGGCGGTGGTGTTGTTAGAGTCATGAAAGATGGTCGCAAAGTAACTGGCTATCAGTTGGTGAATGTTGATGCTGCTAGGAAATATCTTGAAGTTCGTGGGGTCAAATTTGATCAGCCTGTACAAAAACTTCAGGACTTAAAAGCTGAACCTGTTTCTGTTCCTACTGAACAAGTTGAACAAGTTTGATTTTTCTTGTGTAGTTGTTCTGCCTGGCATCACGCCAGGCTTTTTACATTAAACACTATGAATATTTTTTATCTTGATTCTAATCCTCGTGTCTGTGCAGAAATGCATTGTGACAAGCACGTGGTCAAAATGATCATTGAGTATGCACAACTTATGTCTACTGCTCACCGCATTCTTGATGGTGTTCCTTACATAGACACCACATCAAACGGTCGCAAAATTAAACGCTGGCGCATGTCTCAAGATTGGTTCGAATCTTCTTTGATGAAAGCATCCCATATAAATCATCCCTCTAACGTCTGGGTTCGCCATAATAAAGAAAATTACTTGTGGCTGAATCGTATGTGGTTCTGGCTACTCAAAGAATACACTCATCGGTATGGTAAAAATCATGCCTGCGAAAAATACATGGATGCTCTTTATCTTTTGCCTGAAAATTTTGCGAACGCTCCTGGCTTTTTTCCTCCAACACCAGCTATGCCGGATGATTGCAAAGTACCGAATGATTCTCTGTCATCGTATCATAAATACTACAATGAGCGAAAGAATCATTTTGCAAAGTGGACAAAACGCTCAGTACCGATGTGGTATCAAGTAGCATAGGATATTATATGCCGACGTATATTTTTGTTAATACTGAGACAGGTGAAGAATTTGAGTTACTCTTGAAAATGTCGGAGCGTGACCAATTCTTGAGGGACAACCCTCATGTCCAATCGGTGCTCACCGCACCTGCGATTGTATCTGGTGTTTCTTCCTCTTCTCGAAATCGTGTACCCGATGGCTTCAAAGAAGTTCTATCGAAAATTTCAGAAGCTCATCCAAATAGTAGCGTGGGAGAAAAACATGGCAACAAATCCATAAAACAAGTCAAAACAGATCAGGTTGTTAAGAAGCATGTTGAAAAAGTGACCGGAGTGAAAATTTAACTATAAAAAGGATTTTAATGTCAAGAAAAGCCAACACTAAAATAAAACTAACCGAAGATGAAGCAAAAAATACTCATAGTTTAAGAATCAAGATAGATGATCTTAAAACTTTCGATCCTCTCACCGAAAATCAAAAAAAGTTTTTCGACGCATATAAGAGAGGTGATTATTTTGTAGCACTTCACGGAGTAGCAGGTACAGGAAAAACTTTCTGTGCTATGTACAAAGCACTTGAAGAAGTTCTAGACAAATCAAATCCATTTAAGAAAATAATTCTCGTTCGATCAGCAGTTCAATCGAGAGAAGTCGGGCATTTGCCTGGCGATGTTACTGAGAAAATGGAAATTTATCAGCAACCATACAGACAAATCTGCGAGACATTATTCGGTCGCAAAGATGCATATCAAAGGCTCGAAGAACAAGGATATGTAGAATTTATTTCTACATCATTCATTCGAGGTATGAGTTTTGATGATGCAATTATTATCGTTGATGAGATGCAAAACTTGACATTCGAAGAGATTGATACTGTAATGACTCGTGTTGGTTATCGTTCGAAAATTATCTGGTGTGGTGACTATCGTCAGACAGACCTGAACAAAAAGAAGAATGACATGAGTGGTATTTTGAAATTCTTCGATATCGCTTTGCATATGGAAGCATTCACTAAGATTGAGTTTACACCTGATGATATCGTTCGATCTTCGTTGGTGAAAGATTATATCTTAGCCAAACTGAGATATGAAGACCATGTTGTTTGAGCATGTAAAATTGCCAGAGTTACAGTTTGACTTACAAGCACAAACGTCAGATTTGGGAAGAGTGTATCTGACGCCGAGTGGCAAAAAATATCCTTCTGTTACTACTGTGCTTTCTCATTACAATTCTAAAGCTATTGCTGAGTGGCGCGAAAGAGTTGGAAATGAAGAAGCGAATAAGATAGCAGGCAGAGCTTCTCGCCGCGGAACAAAACTTCATAGTGTATGTGAAAAGTATCTTCTGAACGAAATGACAGAAATGAAGATGCATTCTATGATGCCGAACATCAAAGAATTATTCTTAAAGATAAAGCCATATATTGACAAAAATATCACGAAAGTTTATACTCTAGAACAAGCACTTTATTCTGATCAATTACGAATTGCAGGTAGAGTAGACTGTATTGCTGAATGGAATGGTGTTTTATCTGTAATTGATTTTAAGTCTTCAACTAAAGCAAAGAAAAAAGAATCTATTGGTAACTATTTTATGCAATGCACCGCATATGCTGAGATGTTTTATGAATTGACTGGAACACCGATTCATCAATCCGTTGTACTGATTGGTGTCGAAGAAGAAGATGGACAAGTTTTTATAGAAAAGACTACAGATCATTATAAAAATTTGTTGGAGTATATCGATAGGTATTATCGAACTAAATAAAAATATGATCGTATGAAGTAGATCGAAAGGTGTTCTGGACGGCGGTTCGATTCCGCCCAGGTCCACCAGAAGCATATTATAGAAATACATGAGCAGATTTCTAACTACCGCTGGTTACGCCAATCGTAAGTGGGTGTAGGTAGTATGCTTCTGATGGGCCTGACTTGGTTTCGACAGGGCAATAAGTAGAGAAACAGACGATCCGGCAATGTGAAAGCCGTAGGGTTGAGACTTCTCAGCCGAAGAAGCAAACGAAGTAACTGCAAACGAAGAACGTTTCGCATTGGCTGCCTAAACTCAGCCTAGGGTTTCGGTGGGTTTCCTCGTAACAGAATAACCCACCAACACAAAAGGAGAGAAAGATGAAAACTATACTTTTCAGTGTAGTGCTTTCGACTTTTGTTCTCTTATCATCTGCGGCAAACTCACAAGGATTGCCTGTATTTCTTAGCTTCAATGAACTAAGTAAAGATACACAGAGACAAGTGAATTGTCTCGCAGAGAACATATATTTCGAGGCCAGATCAGAAAACTTAATTGGAAAAGCAGCAGTTGCTTTTGTGACATTAAACAGAGTAGTTTCTGGTAATTTTCCTAATACCATTTGTGGAGTTGTATATCAGAAAATTAGAGGTGTTTGTCAGTTCTCTTGGTATTGCGATCCAAATATTGCCAAAAACAAATTGACAATTTATAGATCCCCGTTGTATAATGACATTCGATCACTTGCAATGGAAATTATTTTATACTATCATTTACTTGATGATATTACAAAAGGCGCAACATATTTTCATAACACTAAAGTAAATCCTGGTTGGAAATTGCAGAAAACTAATCAGATAGGTAATCACGTTTTCTACAGAAGCAAACGGGATAGAGTTGAAAAAAGAAAACATTTATTGAGAGTATAATGAGCGAAATTGAAAAAATTGATAGATCAATTGATGAAATGCTTCGAAGACTTCGATATTCGAGAAAAATTAAAAGAATACAAACTAGAAAAAGAACGAAGAGAGTCCTCGATTATTATGTCTGGGGCGCAGATGAAATAAAAATGTCTAAGAACGATAAAATTTTTGTTGGTGCATCTGACTATAGTGATTATGTGTTCTCTCAACTTTTAGATGTGCGGGCTACAAAGGGAAAGTCTACACATACTCGGGAATTTAAACTTCACGGTAATCGAAAAGACTGGCATACTTACATTGAGCAGGCTTTCGTTCGAGACCATTTGCTTGAGTTCAATGATTCTAGTGGTATCATTCTATTAGCGAATGACAATTTTATTCGTTATGATGTTAGTTCAAATTCGATTATCGTAAAGCCTTACGGCGACATGAATTTCATTCATGATATTCAAAAAGATTTTCTTGAAGAGTTCGATCTCGTCACTTCATATATCGAATGGATCTATTCTAACAATGGTGAATCAGTAAGTGTTCCTTTGAATGTAGATCGAATGCCAGTTGAAGAGATGTATCCTTTTCTCAAAGGCGAGAAGCTCACTGACTATTATGACAGATTCATGAAGTCACCTGCGAATATTCTTTTGCTGATTGGTCCTCCTGGAACAGGAAAGACTACATTCATCCGAGGACTAATTGCACATAGTAATTCGTCTGCAATCGTAACATATGATGCTGCAATTCTCGAAAAAGATTTTGTATTCGCTCGATTCATCGAAGATGACACAGGAATGATGGTGCTTGAAGACTCTGATAATTTCTTGAAGTCTCGTAGTGATGGTAATACAATGATGCATCGCTTTCTGAATGTGGGAGATGGTCTTGTCACCACAAAAGGAAAGAAGATGATTTTCTCAACAAATCTTCCTTCAATTCGTGATGTAGATCCAGCCCTGATTCGCCCTGGTCGTTGTTTCGATATTCTTTCTTTCGAGCCACTGACTAAAGAACAAGCGGAAAAACTTGCACAGAGAGTCGAAGTTAAACTTGAAGGTGATAAAAGCACTTGGTCTATTGCTGAAGTATTCAACAAGCAGACAGATCAAAAGGCTATTAAGAAAATTAATTCTAAAATTGGATTTATTTAAGGAGAAATATTATGGCAGTACAACAATTTAGTATCAATCAAATCTCATCTGAAACAGATCGAAAAAAACTATATGATGCAATCAAAGAGTGTTCTAACTCAATGACTCGAATTGCTGCTGAGAAAGATTTGATCAAAGAAGCAGTCAAGAATGTATGCGAAGAGCTTAAACTACCGAAACGCTTAGTCAATCGTTTGGTGAAAGTTTATCATAAACAAAATTATGATGAAGAAGTCGCAACACATGAACAGTTTGAACAACTCTATGAAACTATCGTAAAGTAAAATGCCTACTAAAGAAGAGATGTTCAAATTTCAAGAAGAGATAGAAAGTATTGTCTCCGGCACTGATTACAATTACATGGAAGCAATCGTTGAATATTGTAATCGAACTGGCATGGAAATCGAAGTAGCTTCAACACTTGTCAATAAAGATTTGAAAGCTAAAATCGAAATTGATGCACAAGAACTCAATATGCTTCCGAAAACGCACCGACTTCCAATATGACTGGTTATGAAGCCTTCAGTATATTTCATGTTTTAAAGTTACACTTCACCACGAATTATGATTACTTCAAGTATAATGGTAAGTGTAATATTACAATAGACTCGTTCGAAAAAAGAAAAGATAAGTATCACTTCTATAAATTATCGAGAAAGTATGATCCAGATGAATACAAGCAATTTGTCATATCCAACTTATTGAAAGATTCTAATATTTGGGCTGGCAATTTGCTTGTAGATTCATCTAAAGAAATACACATGGCGCGAATGGCAAGAATACAATCTCTTTCTTATCACTTTCGAAATGATTGCCAGAAGATAAGAGAAACTTCAGATTTCAATAGTGTTTTGAAAACTAATGGTGATTATCCCCTACTTTTGACTCTCGCAAATAGGGAAGAGGTATCTGATGAGACGGTATGTATTCTAAATTCATTTGCGAATTTCTTACCGGTATGGAACCGGAAAATAACGGATACAATTCGCTGGCCTCTTGTATTTAAGAAGTGGGTGTGCTATACTCCCTTTATAGAGTTTGATAAAACAAAATTCAGAAAACTTGCACTAGAAGGACTACAATGAAAAAAGTTTACTTAGACATGGATGGCGTACTTTGTGATTTTCAATCGCGCTATGAATCTATGTTTGGTCCCCTTCATCGTGAAGAAAGGGACGATAAAGAATGGTCTGTTAATTGGGAACAGTTCGTAACTACGGAACAATTCAAAACGCTTGATTGGTTTTCTGGTGGGCGATCTCTCTTAGCACGCCTAGTTTTTCTGACTCAAAGGTCGGAAAATTTAGAAATTCTTTCATCATCTGGTGGGCTTCAATATCATGAACAGGTGAAAGAACAGAAATTGCATTGGTTAAATGAAAATGGCGTTTTCTTCAAAGCAAATATTGTACCAGGTAGGACATACAAAGCACAGTATGCGACGCCTGATACAATTTTGATTGATGATACTCCAGAGATTATCGATGCATTCAATGCAGCAGGCGGTCATGGGATTTTACATACTGATGTTGATCAAACGATGGCATTAGTGAGTGAAATTATTCGCCCTGGTCGCCCGAGTGCATAAATACATTCACATAATGCATACTGTGGATAACAAAACATACTCCGTTTATACTACGACATACGAAAGGACTTAATATGAGTTTTGCAAATTTGAAACGCAACCGCAACAGTCTCGAAAAACTTACGAAAGCAATTGAGACTACCACACAAGCTGTAGAAGCTGGCTCAAAAGATGATACCCGATTCTGGCAACCAAGTGTAGATAAGTCAGGTAATGGCATGGCTATTATTCGCTTTCTACCAGCACCTTCTGTTGATGGTGATGATGGTCTTCCTTGGGTTCGAACATTCAGTCACGGTTTTCAAGGACCCGGTGGATGGTTCATCGATAACTGTTTGACTACTTTGAATGAGAAGTGCCCAGTTTGCGAACACAATAACTCATTGTGGAATTCAGGCATCGAAGCAAACAAAGAAATCGTTCGTAAGCAAAAGCGTAAACTTAGCTATATTGCTAACGTTTATGTTGTTTCGGATCCTTCGAATCCTGAGAATGAAGGAACAGTTCGACTCTTCAAATTCGGTAAGAAAATTTTCGATAAACTTACTGAAGCAATGAATCCAGAATTCGCTGATGAAGAGCCAGTGAATCCGTTTGATATGTGGGAAGGCGCTAACTTCAAACTTAAGATTCGCAATGTTGAAGGATATCGCAACTATGATAAATCAGAGTTTGCAGATAAATCACCTTTGCTTGATGGTGACGATTCTAAACTTGAAAAGATTTATTCACAAGAGCACTCACTAAAAGAGTTTCTTGATAAGAAAAACTTCAAGTCATATGAGATGATGAAATCTCGTTTGGATAAAGTTCTTGGATTTGATGGTGAACCTGTTGCAGCACAAGCTCGCGCAGAAGACCTTCCAGTTCAAGGCATGAAGCCAAAAGCGGCACCATCACCAGCGAAAGCGTCTATTGCTGATGATGACGAAGACTTGAATTTTTTTAAGTCTCTCGCTGAAGAAGAGTAAAAAAAGAAACCCCGCCAAAAGCGGGGTTTTTATTATTACATCCCTCTTACTAATTGTGCGAAAAGAAGTTCACCAACATCTACATTAAATGCATTCGGAATAGGCTGCGCTGGCGCCGCAGTCTTAGTCACATTATTATTGTTTATATTTTGAATAATTGGAGTTTGTGAAGCGTAACCAGATGTTCTTTTTAAATTATCTAATTCAACGCTTCCTTCCAGCAGTCTAGCTGCGGTACTTAAATGAGCGATTCTTATTCTTTCTTCCTCTTCGGCACCTTTAGGTCTGAGAAAATTGGTAGATAGATTTCTAGTAATTCCTTCTAAAGTAGATTCCATTTTCAATTTTTCTAAGTTACCAGGAGCAGATTTCATTAGCTCTATCATTGCTCTTATATTTGTTTTAGGATCCAATAAATTTTGCTCATTAAATCCTTTTTCACTTAGATATCTAAAATTGTTTGGATCGTTCAGATTTACTTGAAATAATCCTCTACTATTTTCATTTTTGAGATTTGTTGCTTTTGGATCTAATTTCGATTCCCTATAAGCATTAGCCACTGCTGCCATGGCTATCCCTGGCGATTTAAATTCTCTGTAAAATTCATCATATATCATTTTCGCCATTCTTTTTTGATCATCATCCAATATTTCATCGCTCGAAACTTTTTCTGGACTTTTTGAAGATAATCCTTGTTTTTTCAATTCTTCTTCCAAATATGGACGAAAATTGTTGGGAAAGTTTTGCGGACTTAAAGTCATGGAAGATTCTATTTTTCTTCTTGTGGCGAGGGATCTTTCTAATTCATCTATTTCATTAGCAGTTCTATCGAACAATTCTCTATTCGAAATTTCTTCTGGTGACAAGGTTTCGCCTTGAAGTGTTACCATGGGCAATCTAATTTGTTCCAATTCTTTTCTTTTTTTTCCTATTTCTTCTTCTAATTGTGGTATCGTTTTGTTTTGCCCAACTCGTCCCAAAACATATCCCACTGCTCCAGTAACTACTCCAGCTAAGAGACCAGGACCAACCCCAAAAAGACTTCCAACAGAAAGACCTATAGAAGCCCCTAATGTCGCCAAAAGTTCAGGTTTATATTGATTGATAAAATCTTTAAAATGAAAACTGAAAATTTCTCCTAATTTACCAAAATTATCTCCTAGAACTTTGAAAGCGGCTGATGTATAAGCTATGGTAAGTTTTGTTCCTTGTTCTATAGTTTGTCCTATTTGTTTGAAATAAGGTCCAAAGTTTTTTTCTACCCAATCATAAATGCTCGTGAATTTGGTTGTGCCAAAAATTCCATCTAATCTTGCTGCTAATTGTTTGATTATTGGGGTATCCGATTCCGGATCCACTCCTAAAAAGTCTAATATGTTTTTCTTGATGGAATTAAACATTCCAGCAAAATCAATACTTTCCCCCATTTTTTTGATTGCATAACCTGCTGCTGCGATTCCAACGATTCCCAATATGGGAGATATTGCAATAATTGATCCGAGTGCTCTAAAAATACCAGATCCTATAGAACCACCAATACCCATCATTCCACCTAAAACACCAGATACTATCGAACTAGAAGAACCTCCGACTTTTGTTGGCTGAGTATCTCCTCGATCTCTTTTTGCCGCATTCATCCAAAGAGCATCGGCGCCTTTCGAAGACTTGCCAGTCACCGCTTTTGTCAATGAAGCAATATTTTGGCGAGTGATGTTCATGTCTCTCGCCATCATATTCATGTTCATAGTGTTTTTGACGATAACTTTCAGTGCATCTTCTTGTCTTTTATTCGATTCTTGTAGAGATGCAACTGCGGCAACTGCTGCTGAAGAATCTGGTGTTATTTTTCTTGCTCGGTCAATTGGATCATAACCTTTACCAAATATTCTTCTTCCAGTTTTCGCTACAAAACCTTTACCACCAAATAATACATTTCTCAAATCTACTCGTTCCGCCATAGACTTGACTACAGTAGAGCCAAGAGATTCGAGTGCGCCTCTAGATTTAAGTTCTTGTTTGTATATGGAAGAAAATTTAGTTGCCATTATTGTTGCCTTCTTCTAGCTAAATTTTGTTGTTTAATCTTCTCATTTTCCTCTTCAATATATTTGAGAAGCATACTTACATAAACTGTTTTTTCCCACGGCATCATATTTTCTAACTCTGCTAAACTATATTTGTGATGTTGCATTAGCGCGAAGTTTGTTTGAAAATAATTTGCCAAAGTATCATAACGAAAAATTATCCGAAAAAACTTTGGATTCCTTCTACAACAATCTGTTCTTCATACTTACATTTTGGGCAAGTGAAAGACAGGTCTTTTTTTAATTTAGGAAGATTATCGAAAAATTCTTGTATCTTCAAAAACTGTTCTCTCGTTAAACTATCAACAAATTCAATCAACTCTTCTTCTGGAACATCTTTTGCATAATAAACGTTCTCTTTGTCATAAATGTAATCAATCGAATTAATTATAGTTCTCGCTACAATTTCAGCAGCAGAAGCTGGAGCATTTTCTCTATTGAGTTTTTCAATTCCCTTAAACGTTGGGTACTTCAACACAACACCAAGATTCGAAGTGAGTTCAATTTTTTCATTCACGCTTTTCAAATCTGGTTCGACTTCAAGAGCATTAAAACTTAGTTTCACAAGATTATTACATTTAATTTTTTCCCCATTTTCTTCTCCAACATCATTATTGCATTTATATTGAAGATCGATCATTTCGCCGACTGATCTTGCCCTTAAGTGCATGAACAAATACTCAAAATCTAATATTGGCAAATCATCTATATTGATTTTCGAAACAATACAATTATTGATAATCTGTTTGATTGCTAATAATATTGCATCTTGATCATCCGATTCCATTGCCATCAATAATATTTTTTCCTCTTTAACCAAGAAAGGTCTGAATTTAATTTTCTTTTTGCAAAGAGGCAATTTCAATTCATAAATCGGCACATCAATTTTTGGTAACATAAAAACTCCAAATAATTAAAAAATTTGTTTTACTTCAGACAATGTTCCTTTAGCTAGTGCTTGTAGTGCTTTACCGGTTGGTGTTCCTGCGATTCCAGCACCAACTAGAGCTGCCGCAATCGCTCCCGTATCATATCCTCCCTTGTAAATCGTTTGATATTTTTGATAAGCAAACTGAACAGTGAGTCTATGAAAACCATCCTCAGACCAGCTGAGATTTTGTGCAGTAATACTTTTCGGAAAAGCATCAATCAAATTTACAGCATAGATTTGTTTAAAGAAATCATTGTACTGAATTATTTTAATGTCTGTGAGAAATCGCGTTTTTTCTCCACGAGCGAATCTCGGATTGTTTGTATCATTCGGGACGATTGCTTCTAGCCATTTATCGAAAAGTTTTCTTTCGTAGAAATCATTTGTACATAAAAATGTAAATGAAGTGTCGCCATATGCTGCTAGGTATGGAACTTGAAATGTTGGTCCATATATCTTAGTTTCTATGGTCTGTAATGATTTACCAGGCAATTCAGCAGCCTCGCACTGTAAGGCTAGATATCGACTGATTGTTGGATCAAAACTTTTTCCTGTTTCGTTATCACCGAGAACTCTTGCAGTGATATCTGAGAATACGGAGTTTGGTAAATTTAACAATCTTTCGATTACGCTTGTCTCGACATATTCGCTGATGTATCTTGGTATAGGCAAAACGACTTGAAAACGATTCGGTCTTGCTAAACCGTCTTTAGCGTTTATGTTCGAGTAAAATAATTGTGGTAAGAATGACATTAGAATTTCTTCCTTGAGTCTGCCCAGACTTTGCTTGTAGAGGCTTTTTCGAATTGTTCGACAGGAAGCAATGCTGCAATATCCCACTCATCTCCAAATATCTCAACAAATCTAGACTGAACATGATTTGAAAGATATCTCTTCACACAGGGTGTTGCTTCATATGCTTTAGAAAACGCTTTTAGAACTTGATAGTTTATTCTGAGTCTTGTCTGCATATCAAAACGATTATCTGTTGCAAGTTCACTTAACTTATCTAAAAGAATGATTCGCTGCTTTGGGTGAATATAATGCAAATTCAGCCCTAGAAAACCGTCTGGGTATAGTTGAATTGGTATCACCAAAGGGAACCTATCGTAATATGGCAGCGTTTCTTTTGTTTTTGGATCGTAGTAGAAAAAGTACATATGCCCAATAAAATGGGATGAAGTCTTTCTTTCTCTATCTTGCATCAGTTTTTGTGGGGTTGGTTTCAAGTCTGGAAGTTTTGTGCGTAACCAATCCCTAGCTTGCCGAGAGCGAGCTTGATACCCAGTTTTCGATAACTGTTGATTGATTCGATCCATTAGGTAAGCCATGATGCTATTTATTTGCCTTATTATAACCGACTTTTTTCTGTAGTTTTTGTATAAGTATTGGTGTCCTGGGTTCAGATGATACCAATATCTCTTTCAGTCAGTATCTTAAACTGCCACCCATGTTCATGACAGAATTCATCAGCAGCTTTCCACTTCATTTGATTAATGGCATATGTTGCTGCTTCTTGTAGGAACTTCTTAGTTTTCTTTCTTTGTACTGGTTTTCGAGTCTGGGCTTCTGGTTTCACCTCAATCACATAAGTCATTACAGTATCGTCTTTTCGTTTTACTTTGATGATGAAATCGGGAAAGTATCTATGCCGTTTACCATCCACTGGTGAGATATACGGAATAGCTAATTCTTCTGAAGACCACCAGATAATCTCTGGATGATCATCAAAATACTTCATGCAACGAAGTTCCCAGGATGATCGATAAATGATATTTTCTGGGTTTCCGTTGTATTTTTTGGGGTTTTGAGGCTTAAACCAGCCTTTATAGGTGTTCTTTCCGTATGACATATAAATATGTAGTCAACTTCTAGGATAGGATATGTCGCTATTCAACCTCAAAGATATTCGTTATGTAAGAGATGAATTTAGAAAATTCAGAAATGTTTCTGATAATTTTTCGACAAATGTTCTAAAATATCCAATTGACATAGGTAGTACCGATAAGGGTCATTATATGTTGATACATATAAACACCCAAGAAAAGTCTAGTTATGCTGCGAATCTAGATCCGGAGAATCTTCCGTCGATTTTAAAAAGTAAAAGTCGAGTTAATGTTGGCGGAAACCTTGGGAATATTTTTCAAGCAGCCGGATCTTTTGCTGGTGGAACTGTTGCGGATTTGAGAAAAAATGTGGAATATGCTGAATATGATGCAGACACTTGGGGAACAAAAGTTGATACTCAGACCGCTGCTGGAAGAACGCTTTTAAATATAGTAGCGAAAGCCGAATCTCTAGGATCGAATATCTCCAAATCCCCCTTAGTTCGAGATGTGCTGCAAGGAGTTGGCAGTTCTTTTACAGAAAAACCTCTTTCCAATGCTAATTTTCTTCGAACAGTAAAAAGAACAAAAGATAGCATCGCTCTTTACATGCCGGATACATTAGCGTTTTCGCATGATCAGCAATATAGCGGTTTGGAAATGGGAGGTGAACCCATAGCAGCTGGAGCAGCTCTCGGTTCTATCGTTTCAGACTACGCACAGGGTAGAGTAGATCGACAACAGACAATCACTAATTTATCTCCTTTTATTGGATTAGCCGCTAAGAATGCCTTAGAAAATTTTGGTAGAAATTCTGTTCAAGCTATTTTTGCGAGCGTTTTTGGTGTGGTTCAAAATCCAATGATGGAATTAATTTATACAAGACCAAATTTTAGATCGTTTAGATTTGATTTCGTTTTTAATCCAAGAAGCGAAAGAGAATCTTCCGAAGTACATCAAATCATAAAAAGGCTTTATTTTCATCAAGCACCAGAAATTGCGGAAGGAACTGCCGGTTATTTTTTAGTTCCGCCATCAGAATTTGATATTGAGTTTTATTATAATGGTATACAGAATCCAAATATTCCAAAAATCTCTACTTGCGTTTTAACAAACATACAAGTTGATTATGCGCCTAATGGATTTACTGCATATGAAATTCCTGGAGAAAATGCTCCTACCGCAGGTCGAACCGGAAGCCCAGTAAGTATAAGACTCACATTATCCTTCACGGAAACAGAAATTGTTACGAAGGCAGACTACAGTAGGGAAACTGAACAAGGAGAAGGATCTGCTAGGGGGCAAGGTGTGGTGGGAGGCATATAATGGCAAAATATTTCAACTATTTTCCTAAAACAATCTACAATCTAGATGATTCTGGTAGTTTAGATTCTATTACAAATTTAACTATCAATTTTTCTTTCGATAAAAACATTTTAGAAAATGCGGTTCTTTATTACGAATATGATGTTCAAGATGGAGAAACACCAGAAGTTGTAGCGCATAAAGTTTATGGTTCATCCGAAAAACATTGGATCATTTTGAAGATGAATGATGTTTATGATGTTAAAAATGATTGGGTTTTAGGATATGAGCCTCTAATTGAATCTATCAATTTAAAATACTCCAATGTTGCAACATCATATGGGCAGACAGGTATCGAATGGGCTAAAGCAAATACTCATTCTTATTATATGATTGAAACTCGAACTCTGACTGGGAGCGGTGAAGTCACAGTTGACGAAATACAGATTGATGCAAATACATATGCAAACGTTTCTGTTTCTTCAAATACGTATATTCTTCCTGATTCTAATCCCGTCACGGTAACTGTGAGTAAAAAATTCAAAACTTATTATGAGTATGAAATAGATGAAAATGAAAAGAAAAGAAGCATAAAAATTCTCAGACCTGAATATATTTCACCAATAGAGACTGAATTTAGAGAGATAATGAGCAATGGATAAAAGGATTGTTCAGTCTACACAGTTCACGACAAAAAAATTAAGTATCGTTTCAAAAATAGGTGAAATAGATATCACTGGCATTTTTGATGAAGTTAATATCTATGATAGTATATTATACCCATGTATAAACGGAACGATAATAATTCGAGATTCGATAGGATTGTCGGATAAACTTTCTTTTGATGGTTCGGAAACCATTATTATTGAAATGAGCAAAACTTCTGATGAAGGAGTTTTCAGAAAATCGTTTCGAATCTACTTCAGAAACGTATATGCTTTATTTTGTTTCTGAAGAATTTCTATTATCACAATTATTAAAATTAAGAAGATCATATAAAGAAACTTATTCTAAAACTGTTAGAAACATACTAAAAGAACATTTACAAGTAGAAGATTCATCGATCGGAGTTATTGAAGAATCATTAGGAAATAGAGTTATTGTTTTTTCTAGTTTTTCCCCAATCGAGTCTATAAACCTATGCAGTAGAAGAGCAGTTAATCATATAAGTTCACCAACTTACTTGTTTTTTGAAAATAAGTATGGGTACAACTTCGTTACATCCTCAACGATGATTTCAGCTCCGGAATCTTTTACGATTAATTTTCAACCTAAGAATCTAAAAGATGATAGATACGAATTGTATGGCGCTAGACAATATGAAGTCGTGTCACAATTCGATTTAAACAAAAACATAACATCTGGTGTATATGGATCTAGGTATCTTGGATTCGATATGGATAATAGGTCGCTAGTTGTAAAAGATATGGATTTTTCTAAGATATACTCTTTGAGTCAACATGCTAATAAAACGCCAAATATAGGAATGATTACGAATAAACTTGGAAAAATTACTAATGCTTATGATTCGAGAGTAGTGTTTCAACCGACCAGTATTTTGAATCAAGTTAGTTCTTGGACAAAAGAAAATGATCCATATTCAATTGATGTTTCAGATGATAACTATAATTATCTCGCTCAAAGAGAAGCCTTGTTTAGAAATTTAATGTCGAAAAGACTTCGTATAGTAATGCCAGGAAATTTTGATTTAACTTCCGGATTAACTGCAAATTTCATTGTTCCTAAACGGGGAGAAAAAGCAGTTTCGGAAGATACTGAAGATAAATCTTTAAGCGGTAAATATTTAATTATTGCAACAAGACACATTATAAGTTATCAAAAGCACGAAACTGTAATTGAAGTTGCTACAGATTCTAACAATCGTGACACTGTTTATACAAGCACGAATCAACAAAACGAATCTTTAGAGGCGTATTGAAAATAAAATGTACATTGCAAATAATTTAGATCCTAATTTTGCTGGTCTTAATTGGTATACCTGGTTCATCGGAAGAGTGGTTGACATTTTCGATCCCGAGAAAAAAGGAAAACTGCGTGTAAGATGTTTCGGATTTCATTCCTTTAATGTCGCAGAATTGCCTACTGAACATTTGCCTTGGGCTCAGGTAATGAATTGGAACACAGGTATTCGTATTAACTTGGGTGATATTGTCATCGGTTATTTTACTGATAGAGATAGACAAGTTCCTGTAGTTTATGGTAAAATAGAGGGAATTTGGAATGGAGAAGATGTTTCTGCTGAATTAACTAAAGAGCAGATAGATAAACTGCCTGTCGCAGCATCAAACATTTATAACAAATCAGTAGGCAAACCCACAACATCACCATTAGCGCGAGGAGAAGTTGCAGGCACAGCAGTTAATGTTGCAAACGAAAATGTGACCCATATTTGCGATATATCTGGACCGATGAGAAACGCTGCTGGATGGATTAGAGTTAAGTTTAGTGAATTTATGACCTTCATTCGAAATGGTATTAGAGCTATATTAACGGCTCTCGGTTTTCAACCGGATGGGGTTTCTTCAAGACTTAAACAGATTGCGGAGAGTGTTGCCCGTGAGGCGAAAAAATTGAGAAAATTTTTGAATGATGTAAATCTTGGTTTAGCAGCAATCAATAATTATATTCGACAAGTAAATCAGATGATTCAGTGGATACTTTCTCTTCCAGAAAGAGTGATAGCACTTTTAGCGGATTGTTTAGCAGAATTAAGAAGGTCACTAACTTTAAGTTTTGCTGAATTATTTAAATCCTCTACACCTGGTGGAGGAGACATTAGCGCAGTAAGTCAAGCCGTTGCGGAAGTCAAAGCGACATTTAATACTGCAATTGAAACGACAGGAAATATTGCGGCGACAGCAGCATCAGCCGCAGCAACTTATAATGCAGTTACTTCTGCATCAAGTTCTGTAAAAGGAATCAGAATTTAATGGCAACTAAACCTGAAAAAGATTATTCCTGGACTGAACCAGAATCAGAAGCCAGTGTAGATAATCCGCCAGTTTATCCATTCAATGATGTAAAAATGACTCTATCGGGTCATTCATTTGAAATGGATGACACTAAAGGAAGAGAAAGAATTCGTCTTCAGCATGGAGGTGCTCAAACTGAAGGAAAAGGAACTTTCTTCGAAATGCATTCCAATGGCGATATGGTAACAAAAGTTATCAAAGATAACTATGAAATTATCGCAGGAAGAAATAACGTATTGATAAAAGGAGTCTGTAATATTACAATCGAAGGCGATTCTGTTGTTCACGTAAAAGGTGACAAGTACGAACGAATTGATGGTGATTATTACAAAGAAGTTCGAGGGAACTATATCCAAACAGTCGTCGGCGAAACTACATTAACTTCATTATCTGAAATGTCTTTAAATTCAGGAAATCCAGAGTCACTAATTCCTGATGGAACAATTAATCTTCGCGCTGGTGACTTAGTTTATGTTGATAGTGATTTGCAGGTTGCAGGATCAATAGTTGGTGATATGGTGACAGCCGTTACTAAAGTCAACGGCGGAACTCAAGTTACAGCAGGCCCTCTGGGATTCGTTTCCGAATCTGGTGGACTAGCAGTTGGTTCGCCAGTAGCAAGACCTCTAACTGTAGATGCTGCTGTGTCAGTAAATTCACCATTGATAAATGGTGGAATAGTTAAAGATGCTGTAGGAACAATGATGATGATGCGATTGCAGTTTAACAGTCACATACATAAGGTTCCAAAAGGAATATCTTCAACCCCATTGAGAAAAATGATATAGTATGGCAGATATTTTTACAACTAGACTCAATTTCAACTTCGACAAAACAAAATTTGGCGATGCTATCGTTTTAAGTGATGAAACGAAAGACTTTTTAAATACAAAACCGATTGTACTAACAGATTGGCAAATATCAGATTTAGCAAACTCTAATGTAGCAACTTCTACAAACTATTATAAAAATCCTATTTTGAATGTTGCAAATCAACTTAGAGCAAATGTTTATAATTTAAAAAATGTATTTACATCAATTAATCAATATGACATACCGGTTCAGAGTGCAAATATAATAACGGTTGCTACAAATTTGATTATTCAAATTGATGCTTTAAAATCTCACACGAATAATATTTCAGGTGTTCAGGCTGCTGATGCCAATATTAATGAAGACAGTTATATTAGCGTAGAGTATCCAGATTATGACAAATCGATAGCATTAGGTAAAGATTTAGTAATGCTATTGAATGCTACCGATGGAATATTAGATGCATCCCCAGCTTTGGGTAGTATGACCAGTTTGTTTATCGGAAGTGACATACAAGCAAACAACAATACAATTTTCGCACATATTGCTACCGCAAATAATACTATACGAACAGGTACGATTTATGTTGGTGATCCACCATCCCCAGTAACAGGAAACATATCTAATATTACGCATGTTGTTGCAAATTCAATTTTTGATTCGTTGAATGTCGCAAACACTTTGATTGGGGGAAGAAGAGAAGCGGATTGGTTTTATTATAGAGAGGGATTAGAGTTACTTCAAGATTACGATAAAATCAATAAACTAGAAGATGTTGGGCAAACTCAAGAATATTTGATTAAGAATTTAATTGGTACTCAAGAATATATCGATAAACTCTCGGCAAACACATAAT